ATTTAAACCTCTCAAGTGATGCTGAAACATATATAGAGAAAACAGATTTAGCTGATGACGACTATATTGCTGGTTGGATTTCAGCTGTCGGCGAAGAACCAGCAAAACTACTTAAAGGCGTCTATGACTGGTATATCACAATGGAGAAAATGACAGGAACAAAGACTTTAAGAATATATTGGAAGTTAATAGAAAGAAAGTCAGATGATACTGAAGTAGAAATTGCCACCAGTTCCTTATCAAATGAGATAGATGGAAGAGCAAATTATATTGTTCCACTCCAGTTAGATGATGACTATATCCCCGACACAGGGAGTAGGATTGTAGGAAAGTTATATGCTGATGTCTCTGGAAGCGGTAATGCCCCAACGGTAAGAATATATTATCAGGGAGATACTTCCTCACGCTGGGAAATACCTGCTAATAGCGAGATTTTTCAAAATATCTTTGTCCCTTATACAGGAGCTAAAAAAGATGTTAATTTAGGTTCAAAAAATTTAACTACTACAGGGATTGTAAAAGATTATACTACCAGAGAGATAATTTTTAATCTTGTAGCTAAAGCCGCAGAACGGGCTTGGGTAAGAATTCCCTTTGATTGTGAAATAACTGGCTGGACAAAAACTATATCAGCAGGAGATTATTTATTGGCTAATGTTGATAATGCTACTGATTTAGAAAAAATAATTTTAATACTAAAAGCAAGGAGGACATAATGGATTACGGAAAAATTATTCGTCAAAAACTAATTAAAGAAGAGATTGATTTAAATCAGTATTACAGAGAAATCAAGGGGATAAGGAAAAGGATTAAAGAGCTTAATTCTTTATCTACTGAACAAAAGGCTAAAGAGTGGGAACGATTGGTGATTACTCCGTTAAAAGAAGAATTGAAGGAAAAAGAAGAAGAGTTTAATAATCTCTTAAAGGAAAAAGATGGCGATAACATTCAATGATTGGGTTAATCTGAATTTTATTTATTATTACAATGGAAGCAGTTATTCCTCTAATTATGCTTCCTCTACTGCCTTTGATTATTTTTCTGATGGTGCTTCAGTTGGTTCAGCATTATATTTTGGAATGAGGTTTGATGAAAACCCTCCTAAAAGTGAAAAGTTTAGAAATCTTAAATTCTATGTAGGCACAACTGCTTCTTATACAGATGCTATTTTTGAGTGGCAGTATTGGGACGGGTCAAGCTGGGTGCCAATAGCAGTGACGGATAATACTAATGACTTTCAAAACAGCGGTGAGAATACGGTTGTTTTCACTCCTCCTAATGATTGGAGGGAGAAAACTATAAATGGTCAAAAAGCACACTGGTTAAGAAAAATCTTTCTTTCAGGAACAATAACTGAAGGAGGGGCTCAATCAACTCAAGTTGTTAAAGCTGGAAGCAATACTATTCAGGCTACTGGAACGGTAGATATGGACGATATTTACAATGCTGATGTTTCTGGAAGCTGGGGAGTTGTAGAGAAGATTGGGGATAATTCATACTATGTAAGTGGAGCTGATATTTTATTTGGAGATGGTGGAACTACCTCAACTACCGTAGATTTATCAGACAACCATATTTATGTAGAGAATAACTGGCGTTTTTGGATGTATAAACGGATAAATCTAACCCTTAATCATACAGCAATAAGAATGAGGGTTGATCACGGCGATTGTTGGGGATGGACATATAGTGGGGTGTTTGACGCAAGAAAAATGCAGTGGTATATAGACGGAGGTTCAGCTACTGATAGTATGATTGATTTCTATGTGGGTTATGCCTGTTCTTTTCAGATACGCTCAAATATCACTTGGGACAAATGCTTGTTTATAGATAGAGGCACTGGAGGTGGAACAAGTGGCTATATTATTGACGACCACTATGGAACACCAACCTATAACGATTGTATCTTTCATTTAGGCGGTAATCTTGATATTGCCTCATCTCTTTCTAATAACAGGTGTAAATTTAAAGTGAAAACTTTACGGGGGTTTGTAGCTGACCCGACATTTAATAAACCAGAGTTTTTAGAAATAACTTATCTAAAGTCTTATTACAGCAATATCACTATTAACAATCCTGTATTTGTTGATGACACCTATACGGTTGTTGCTCACCCTAATGACAGGTGGATAAAGATATACTATGACTTGAACATTCATGTTCAAAACAATAATGGCGGGGATGTAGCTGGGGCTTCTGTAGTAATAAAAGACAAAGACGGAAATGAAGTATTTTCAGGAACAACAGATAGCAATGGAAATGTCAGCACTACTCTTTTGGTTAAATATACTCCAGGAGATACAGATACCGAGGTTGATTATAACCCGTTTGATTTTATTGTCACTAAAGACGGCTACTATGATTTGAATGCTTTAGATGTCAATATCAAAAAAGAATTCACTTCTGATGCCCCATTTATATTAGTCTCAAAATCAGAAGAGGCTGGTGGAAGTTCTGCTTATGTTGTTTAAACACTTGACAGATGATTGGTTTTGTTGTGTATTATTATCAGTAATTAAAACTATGGCTAACGGAGCAACACTAAAGGAGAGAATGGCAAGAGTTGAGCAAAAACTGGAAGATTTGACCAAGAAAGTAGAGGACGGCTTTTCCAGCATTCAAGCCCAATTGAGCGGTTTAGACAAAAAGTATGCTCCAAAGTGGGTTGAGTGGTTTGCCAAAGGAATTATCTATCTTGGTGCTGGAGGAGTAGTTAGCCTTTTCTTCTTTTTGGTCAAATACCTTATGGAAAGATGAGATATTTAATAGTCCATCATTCTGTTACAGGTCATAATGTTTCCCTTTCTACTATAAAAAGTTGGGGATACAATAAAGTAATCCGCTGGAGCGGGGAAGTTGTAAATGCTAAAGGAGATGCTCATACTTATGGTCATAACTATGATGGGCTGGGAGTTTGCTTAATTGGTAATTTTGAAAAAGAGAAACCCAATCAAGCACAAATAGATAGCCTAATAAGAGTTTTAAAGGAGTGGAAAAGAAAATATCCAAAGGCAAGAATAGTTGGTCATAAGGACTTGAGAAACAACCCTCCAGGACATAACTTCACCCTTTGTCCTGGCAAGTATCTCTATGCTATGCTTCCAGAAATAAGAAACAAGGTAGAAACTAACCAAAATATGGACGAAAAAGAAATCATTCGCAAGTATGAAACAGACCCAAAAACTTTAAGGTTCAGAGACAATGCTAACAAAGACATTTTTATTTTCCGTTTAGCAGACAATCAGGACTTATCAGCTAAAACTTTGGACTATTACACCATCAATCCAGACATTTTAGTTAGCGAGGTTAAAGCAATGAAGAAAGCTATCACTAATTTTAAAGTAGAATTGAGAGAAACTAACGAGCTATTAAAGAAAAGAGAGGGTGAATACAAAACACTCAAGCGAGAATACGATAAATTAGTGGTAAGATACCAGACCCTTGAAAAAAAGCTCTCTGAAGCCGAAATAAACGCTAAAAATATGCCTCAATTGACAAGAAAAGAAAAATTGCTAAAAACACTTACAAACCTGTGGAAAAAGGCAGTTTATTACTTCAACAAGCTGATGAAGTTATTGTCCTATTAACAGCTTCCCGTCTTTTACTTCTGACCTTTTATGGACTAAAACTCCTTTTCCGCAGTATCTACAAGAATACGGGTAAAGACCCGTGTCTTTTTCTTTTTTTCCAGCAGGGACAAAATAATGATTACAAGTAGCTGTGTTTCTTTCCAGCGTTGGTTTCACAACTATATACCTGTTTCCGTCATTGTCTATCCCGCTTTCAACAACATTCTTCTTGTTTTTGAATAGTTTTTCCATCATAGCTTGGTTATTGGTTTAATTTTCTTACTGCTTGGCTTTTTAACAGACCTTTTGTATTTAGCCAAGAATGATGATAACTCTTTTTCTGGTGTAGTGGCAACAGCAGGAACAGAAACGCCTTTATATTTTACAGAAATGCGTGGATGTTTAACTACTCGTGGGCGTATTTCTTTCTTCTTTCCTTTTTTCTCAAGGCGTTTTATCAGCTGTGTGTATTTATCAGCAATTGTAGCCAATATCCTTTCCTGTTTCATTCTGATTTCTGTTTTCTCTTCTTCTGTAAGAGTTGGGTCTTTAAGCAGTTCTTGGTAGAGGGCATATAGTCTTTCTCCTGTATCTCTAACGACATTAAAATTATTAGTATTCTTTGCTACCACAAACAAATCTTTAGCCAAGCTCCACTGCTTGTTTAAGTATTTCAATGCCTCTTCTGGGGTTTGAGCCCTCATCAACCCTACTTGTATATCTGAATAATACTTCTTCCACAGCTGAACATAGCTGTCTTTATCATCAGCTTTCTTATAGCGGTAAAGCAAGATATCTTCCTCCTTAATTGGCAGTGTATCTGGTTCTCTGGCTAAACCGAACTCTTTATTAACTTGGGAGATTGCCTTGCCATAAAGCTTGTCAATCCACTTCATCTGCTGTTCTGGAGTTAGCTTGCTAAAGTTGGGGTCATTTATCTTCGCTTCTACCAGTTGTTTTATCAGCTCTTTCTTACGCTCTTCATAGCGTTTCTGAATATCTTTAGGCAAGGTTTCAACCAATCCTTTTCCTTCCTCTTTGCGTAATCTCTCAATGGTCTCATACAGCTCATCTGTTTTCACTCCGCCCTTCTTTCTCATTAGGTCATAAAACAGCGTAAATTTTTTGCCAAATGGTCTCTTTATCTCCTCGTAGTAGTGCTTGGCTTCTTTGGTAGCTGTTGGACCAAAAGCCACAGCTTTAAACTTCTCCCAAGTAGTAGTTGGGGCAGGATACATCAGACCTCGTTCTTTCCGTTTTTCTATATCCTCTACAAGAGAGCCTGGATACTTGCCCCCATATTTCAAAACATCTATTCCCTGTAATGTTTTCTGAATTTGTCTTCCCATTGGAATAAATCCAGCAACATCTCCTGAAAGAGCTTCTCTAATCGCACCAAAGACAGGAGCGGTTTCATAAATACCTGCTCCAGACTTACCGAAGAACTCTCGTCTGGGAGCAAGCTTAATTGGTCCAAGTCTGCCACCATATTCTGGATACAAACCAACCAAGAAGCCACCATAGGGATTGTTAGCTAACACTTCACCAACAATCCTGCCAATAGCCTTCTGTATTCCCTCGTTTTTGTCCTCTGCCTTCTGATATTCCTCTATTGCGTCTTGGAAGGCTTTAATGGGGTCAATGTTGGTGCGGTAGCCAACGGTTTTCTCAAAAAAGTTGCCAAACAGATATATTGTTCCAAGTGCTTTCATTAAGTCCCAAGCGTGCTGGGGCTTCATTCCCACATCGTATAAGAGATAGTTAAAGTTGTTGGTCACCTCCAGCATAAATTGTCCAAAAGTGCTACCAAGAGTGCTTTCAAACATATGGGCTCTTGTGCCCAACCCCCTGTATCCCATAATCCTGCCAGCGGCAATATCAGCCAGCTTGGTTGCTTTCTCTTTAGGAACACCCCTTTGAAGCAAGGCAAAGTATTCTGTCTTCCACGCTGTTCTGGCAGTAATGCTCTCCAAAAACTCCAAGAGTGCCATTCCCCCCTTCTTAAGCAAAAAAGAAGAGGTTATCTTTCTTGGGGGCAACTCCATATATCTGCCCTTGAGAAAACTGGCTTCCTTTAGTGCCCAATCTGATTTAGCAGGCAAATGGATAAGGGTATCCAGAAAAGCACGGGTAAAATGGTAGGGGGAACGGGCAAAAGAAATAGGAAGTTGGGAAGTCTGGGCTAATGCTGAAGATAGCCTTCCAAATACCGTTCCCATACCATAAGCACTCCTGGCTTGTTTCAGAAACCTAACGCCAGTTGGGAAATATTCTTGTATGCTCTTCTCTGCCAAAACATTAGCCCGAACAGGATTGCCAGCCAAGAGGTTGGCTTGGGCTTTAGCATAACGGATTAAAGAGCCAAGCGGTCTTCCTGTTTCCTCTTGTAATCTCTCAAGCATTCTGGTGAAAGCTCGCCAGCGTTCTACATAAGGAATAGTATGCTTATGGGATACTGCTTGGTTAATAAAATCTCTATATGCTTCTAGAGCATCTGTCGGTTGAAAGCCAGCTACTCTTCTTTTAACAATTCCAGCAGTTGGTTTAGCTATTCCCCCAACCTCGTGAGCTACACCCACACTTTCACCGAAAGAACCAAGCCTAAAAAGACCAAAGGGGGCTTCTCCTATCTGGTGCATATAGTTAGGGAGCTTGTTGATTGGTTTGAGCCCATATCTTTTTCTTATCTCATTTAGGCTTCTCCACCATTCGTTGTATTGCTTCCTTAACCACTTGGTTGCTTGCTCAATTCTTTCTGCCCCTTCTTTACCCCACTTCTTTACTAATTCTTCTTTGGTTATTTGTTTTGAGCCCAAAGCGTGAATATCCTGCCTCATTGCTCTGTTTAAGCCAGAGAAAATTCTTTTAACTGCTGAAGATTGAACCAATCTATTAGCTTCACTTTTAATTGTCTTATCTAAAGTTCTGGGATAGAGCCAGCGGTGAAGAGTAAGATTGGCTCTTTCGCCAAAGGTTAGGTTCTTGCCACCCTTCTTTAAGATATCTATAAAGTTGCTTCCTGTAATGCGGTCTATAAAACGGGAGGGGGTTAGGGTAGTAGAGGGATAGAACCCCAATCCTTTAGCTCTCTCGCCCACTGCTCCTAACGCTTCTTTTACTGAAGCTGGTATCTTCTCCCCTTTCATCTTGACATCTTCTATTGTCTTGGGGATTGTTGGTTTAATATATTTTGCCTTCACTCCGTGAAGAGCTTTGGTAAGTTCTTGGGGGGTTGGCTCTCTATACTTTTGGGCAAATGTTTCCATCAAATAAGTCCTGATTTTCTCTGGTTCTCTTAATTTAGCTATGTCTTTGGCAACCAAAGAACCTTCAGGAACTTTTACTTTTATTTCTCGCAAATGCTTAACAACTTCCTGTGGTGTTTTTGTCTTAGCAAGACGACTAAGTAAATTACTACTTAATCTTCTACCAAACTCCAACCCACCAGCAAAACTGCCAACTCCAACAAGCAAATCCATCTGCTTTTTCCTCGCCAATTCTTCTAAATTACTTTTGTGTGAGATTATCTCTGATGGTTTGGCAAGCAAAATGCTTCCTAATAGTGGAGTATGTGGAGTAATCTTTCTTGGTCTGCGGAGGTATTCAGATGTTATTCTCCTTGCCTCTGGAGCTAAACTTCTCTCTTTTTTGTATTCTTCAATCTCTCTTTGTATTGGAGAAACAACAAATCTCTGGAGATTACGCCTTGATAATTCCCTGTTCCTTCTTTCTAAATCCAGATACCTTCTCCAGACACCAGAGATATCACTGCCAAACCTACCTAATCCAGGCTGACCTATTCCGAAGTATGATTTGAATTTTTCCCAAATAGCCATAGTTAAAAGTTAAAAAGCTGTTGCCGTATTAGACGCCACAACCTATCGTAAAAATCTTGAGAAGGACGATAAGAATGGAAATATGTCTGTTGGAGACGAGGTGTTGGCATTCTTCTTAAGGTGGTTGGTTTAGCCCACTTATATTTATTCCTCAACATAGAGTTATAGCTGATTGGTCTCCAGAAGCGTTCTGGTCTAAAAAATGTCTGTGGGCGGTAGAAATCTCTTAATGGCATAACCACCCTCCTTATTATATTGCTTTATAAAGCCACTCCTCTAATGCTGATGGTTTTACTGAAGTCTGCCTCTTTCTTCTTGTAGAAGCTGTTGTAGTCTTTTCTGTATCAACCACTCTTGAGCCAGGAGCTTTCCTTACCTGTTCAAGTAAAGCAGGAATATCGATTGAGTATGTAGCTCTTTGGTATCTAACCTCTGGAGGAGTAAGTTGTGGTAATGGCTGACCCTGTTTCCAGCCATAAGAAGCATATTGACCAGCTTGTTCCTGCCAACCCTCAAGCCAATCCTGAATACTGCGTTGAGCTTCTTTTAGTGAGGATTGGGCTTGTTGGGCTGCCCTTTGGAGAGCTGTGAGCTTATCCTCCTCCATTGCCCTTATCCTTTGCTCTAAATCGCTTTCTGCTAATTCTTGGCGGGATTGATAGACATCTGGAGAAATAGCACGATAATACCCACGCAAAGCTGAATAAGCCTCTCTTCTTGCTCTTGGAAGCTCCTCTAAAAGCCTTTGCCTCTGCCTTTCTATCTCCGCTATGTTTCTTTGATACTCTTCCTCAACAGATGTTTCTCTCTCTTGTGCTTTTCTTTGGGCAGAAGCAAGCATAGCTTCTGATAGGGCAGCTGGGTCTTCATACCATTGCCCCTCAAAATACACTGGTTGGAAAACTGGTTCTTGGTATCCTCCACCATAATAAGCACCAATATCTTGGGAAGATACTGGCGGTGCTTGTCCTCCGCCTGGGGGTGGTTGTAATGCTGGTTCGTCAGGAGGCGGAGTGCCACCAGACATTATAAAGTCTTCTAAAGAAGCAGGGTGACCATTAACAAAATAATCATAGCCACCATCAGCTTTTTTGCGATAACCAGTAAAATTGTTAGTTTGTGCTTCTGCGTAACGGGCTGTTCTTGGGATAAAAGCACGAAGTCCCTCTCGCTCATAACGAGAGCCAAATTCACTCCACGCTCTTGCCCTGTAATCTGGGTCATAAGCCAGACGAGCATAACTTCCACCTATTCGGCTTAAATCATAGCGACCGCCACGAAACGGCCATAGTGAGAAACCTGCCATAAAGATAAGTTAGTTTAACTATATTAGGACACATTCTTATTGGAATGTCAATACTATACTTCGCCAATAGTCATCCAATTACCCTTTATCTCGCCCCACCACCGTGAGGTTTCCCAAGTCACTCTTACTTTAAAAGTGTTGGAGCTGACAATTACTGCAAACAAATTAAAATCTTGCACCTCCCCAGTGCTTCCTATCGCCGTAACAGTCAAGAAAACCCCATAATTAGTATCCTTGTAAGAAAAAGGAAGGGTTATGGTTTTTTCTGCTAACCCATAACTATCTGCATCATCTACCACATTACTTGATGTCAAAGAAAATTTGCCCCTCGCAATTTTTTGATAACTGACAGTGGAATTTGAGCCATCATCGTCTTGAAAATCAGTATTGGGAGCAAACTCCTTATAGATATTGTCATAATGTTCAGCCACAAAAGCCATTATCACCTCTGCCCCAGAACTATGAGATTGAGCCGTAGTTCCGCCTACACCTCTGCCAGTAGCTGCGTCGGGGCAGATTACATTGTTTCCAGATACAGAGGTGTAATAGATAATCTCCCTCTTGGAAGAATTAGAGGGGTCAATAACCAAATATCCCTTTGTTTTTGTAGGAGCAGTGTTAAGGGGAATGGTGGTGTCTGTAGCAGTAATGCTTGAAGCCAAAGTTGTCCTAAAAAAGTTTTGTAATTCCATAAGCCTTTAATTAACCAACATATCTTATATCATCTCTCATATAATGAGGAAATGCTTTAAATGTCAATAGTATCTTCTTTATTTGGAAATCTTCATCTGCTTCTGAATTGGAAAACTTCAGTTGAACCATTGTGGTATCCTGTCCGACATCAAAATAACGCCAATCATTAGCAATATTGCCAGAAGTGGTTGTTCCAGCTCCAAACTCACCAATCTGCTTATAACCAAGCATATAGCGTCCAATACCGCCACTATCACTCTCTTCTCCCATAGTCAGAGATTGGGCTACTGCCCCATCATCGGTTATTACCTCAACATCTATTGTGCCATAAACATTACCAAATAAAATAGAGCAATCCATAATCAGCTTCTCAATAGAGAAGTCTCCCATATCAAACTTCTTGGTGTAAATATAGGCATCTATGCCATCACCATCATCATTTAAGCCAACACCAAGCTCATAAACATTAGCTGTGTTGTCGTCAGCAAAATACAGATGGCGGTTATTGTCGCTGTCAATATAAACCAAGAACTGATTAGCTCTTATATTGTCCCAGTAAAGCCACGCTTTATATCTGGTATCATAGACAACCAGCTCACTATTATATGTCTGCCCCGCCCTTCTAAAAGCCAGATAATACTTATGGTCAAAATATACAGCACAAGCCTTTTCCTTTTCTTCTCCTCCAGCTGTATCTAAAATAGGTTTTACTCTTGAACCCAAATCAGTAATACGAAGATTTAAATAGTTAGCTACTTCACCAAAAGAAACAACACCTTCGTGGGTCAAGAACAAAACATCATTGCCAACCTGCTGAATAGTGCGGAAAGAAGTTGTTCCCAAAGCCTTGACAACCAACTCAACATTATAATCACCAGCGGTTTCTGCTGGAGAAAGGCGATAGATAGCATCTTCTAAAAGAACATATAGGTAGTTTCCAAATTTAAACGCTCCAGTAATAACAGCTCCTGAACCAGGCAAGAACTCTAAATACCCCCCTCCACCACCAGCGGAGAAATCTGGGGCATTGCCATCTTTCACTCCTGTGCCAGAAAAGTAAAGCCTATCGGGATTTGAAGCCTTTTGGCAAAACAAACGATTGTCGTAATAAACGCACCATTTACCCACACAGGTATTATCACCAGTTAGCTCTGTCAAGCTCGTGCCGTTGTATTGGACGAGATTATCTGTGCCGTTGGAGAGATAAAGCTTGCCTCCAGCCTGACAGGCATTAGTGTCCTTGCCAGAAGTAAAGGTAAAGCCAGAAATAGATACCCAACCGCCACCGCTATATTTTTTAAGAGTGTCTCCGTCCATTACCAATACCTCTTTTTTGCTGGTGGTCTTATACTGGAAAATGCCAGTGGGGTGGTTAGACAAACCAGTGCCAAGTTTAATATATCCCCTCCTTTTCTTTAATGCTCCAACACCAAAGAAATCCATATTCTTCATATCTGGACTTTCATTATCTTTAATCTCAAAATCGTCCAGATATTTGTTAATTCCACCAGCCAGATTGCTGATTAAAAAGCTCTTTAACTTGCTTGCCATAACTAATCGTTAGACCTTTGGGTATATCCTAAATTGTATCTTTCTCCTAATGTTTTTGTTCTTTTCCTTTCCGCCCACTTCCTATCATTGGCAACAAGCTGGTTAATTCTCTTTTGGGCTAACGCCATATATCTGTCGTGATTAGTCTCATCTCTTTCTTTTGCCATCCAGAGCTTGGCTGCCGCCAAAAGACCAATTGCCTCTGGGTCTGGGCAAAGGTCTTCATCACTATCATCAGACAAATCAGCTGGCAATACGCTGTAAATTATATCCATAGAGGTAGCAGAAGAGGGAGTGTGAAAAACATATTTCCCAGAAGAGCTGTCGTAATCAATCCAAAAAACATAGTCGTCTGTATCTGTGTAATCGTGCTGTTGGTTTGGGTCTATCTGGGTATAGACATTGTCGTTTTCGTCTTTAGCATAATGAATGCCAAAAATAGGATTATAATCAGAAGGCAAATCTGCCTTATTGCTGGAAAGGGAAAGCGTAGTTGAAGCTCTCGACCACCTAAACGGATAGGTATTGTAAATTTCCTTTCTGGCAAGATTAACCATCTCGTCTCGCACAACATCAACAGAGGTATAATCAGTTTTGTTGCGGTATCCTACCGTAATTTTTTTAAGCTCTTGGAAAGTTGCCATAAGATAAGTTATTGTTCAACCCATTTAGAAATAGATATCGGATTACCATTAGCATCATAGGTTAATGTTTTGCGATAGGTTTTTCCATTTAATTCTGCTTCTAAATAATCAACATCTTGGTTATCATTGTAATGTATTGTCAGGTCTTGCTCGTCTAGCTGCATTGAAAGTGAATGCTCAAACGAACTTTTAAAGTTAGGAACTGGAAACTGAAGGTTCTTAATGGTCGTTTCCAACTTTCCCAACCCCTTAATAATCGGGGAAACATCTGTCTCTGGAAACGAAAGAGATTTTATATCTTTGCTTAATTGTGTAATTTTTTTCTCCAATTCGTCAAGATTGGAAACTCTTATTGTTTTGGGATATTTTTGTCCCCCCACCTGTTTGTTTATCTTTTCCAATACTCCCAACACTGCTGAAAGCAGTTTAATTGTATCTTTTGCCTGCCCAACAATTGTTTTTAGCTCTTCTTGTTGTTTTTTGGTAATAACACCCTCTTTTTCTATTGTTTCAACTAATGATTGCGAATGCTTATCTATTCTCTTTGCCGAAGACGCCAACAGCTTTATCTGTTCTAAAGCCTTCTGGGTATTTTTATCTTTAACGCTAAATGTGGTGTTCTTTATGCCAGAAATAGCCTTATTTAGGGATTTAACTTTTTTTGCCAAACCAGAAAAACCAGTCTTACCGCTATCCCCAACCAAAGCCATAGCCTTCTCAACAGAAACGATTGCTTCCCTTACCCTCGCAAGCTCATTTTTGACATCTTTGTCCTTTACCCTAAAAATTGTTCTGGAAAATCCAGTCAGGGCTTCTTTTAGTATAATTGTCAGGGAATTCAAAAATGCTTCCCTTTTTTGGGAAGAAAATGTCTTTTTTAGCCACTTAAAAAGAGAGGAAAGGGTAGCAACAGATATAGTCTGAACCTTCTCCTGATAAACCCTGTTTTCCCTGTTTTGTTTTTCTTTTAATAAATCAGAAAGAGACTTCATCAGGATTTACGATACAATAAAAAAACAAAATGTCAATACTATGTTTGTATTCGCCTTCTAATAGTCCAATGGACATAATCAGGAAACCTTTTGTATAATTCCTCCCTCCTTTCTGCCTCGTGAGTTTTTATTCCGCTTCTCTTGGTAGTGTGAGCTTTGTGGTAATAAAGAGGCTTGGTGCAATGATAAGAGACATATCCGTGTTTCTCCATTAGGGCATTAAGATAATCGTCCTCATAACCATAACCAGCCTTACCCCAAATACCATATTCTGGGAACTTGTATTTCCTTATTAAATCCCCCTTAAACAAGCCATATTGTGTCCAAGCAATGGCAAAATTGTTTAATACTCTACCAGCACCAACCCACTCTTTATCTGCTTCAGAAATATCTTGCGTTCCGTCCCAACGCTCATTGTGAATTCCCAAGCAATAAGCATTTTTTGGCAATTTTACTAATATCTCATAAAGACCGAAAGCAGATTTGGGAATATACAAAATATCGCTGTCAAGCATTAAGAGATAATCGCCACTAAACCTCTCTATTACCCTATTTCTGGCAACGCAAGCACCCATATTTTTAGGAAGCTGGATAACATTTATCCCTTTTTGTTTCTTAAGCCACTCTTGTGTGCCATCGGTTGAGCCATTATCAACAACCCAAACCTCAATTGGCTCTTTTTTAAGGCGATTAACACTCTTTCTTACCACATCTAATTCATTCCAAGAAAGAACTAAAGCACTGATTTTAGGAACAGCGGTATCTGTCATATTTTCTTTAAAACTAAAAACCAGCCCTGTCTTTTTGCCATATAGGATATTTTTAATCCTGCTTCTTTTATTAAATCAACGAGTTCCCAAAAGTAATAGTGGTGATGATGACCATCTTTCCATTTATATTTCTTTACCACTGGTATTTGCCTCCAGTTAATCTCCTCTGTCCATAAACCCCTCTTTTCTGGGGGGTCAAGTTCTCTCATCGGCACAGAAAGAATAAGGCGTCCCCCTCTTTTTAGTTTGGCTACCAGTTTTTTAAGGGTGGGTAGGGGGTTGCTACAAAAATGCTCCATAACCTCTGATAAAATAATCAAATCAAACTTCTCCTTGTAAGGAACAGGGTCTGTTTCTATATTCGCCTTTTTAAAAGGAACTCCATATTTGCGGAATAGCTTTTGTGAGTGAAGCTTTGGCAGAATATCAATAGTTTTCACCAAAAACCCGTTTCTGGTAAGCAATAGGGATAAACAGCCATAAGCACAGCCAACCTCTAAAGTATTCTTTGGTTTTAGTTTTTTAACCAACTCCAAAATAAAGTTGTAATCAACACTACGCATAGTGTCATAGCGATAAAAATTCCTGTCAGCGTCCCCTGCCTGTTTAATCTCTGAAACAATGTCTTTGGCTAAAATCTTGCTCATATTAAGACTTAAATTCCTTTTGCCAATCTTTAGCCACTTTTTTCCAATCAAACCTCTCTCTGGCATCTGCCATCATCTCTTCCCTATATTTATTCTGATATCTGGGGTTAAGAGCCTTAATCACTAAATCAGCAAACATATCAAAAACCTTCTCTGGTATTTCTCTGTTTGGGAAGTGGTCATAAGACCAGTTGGTTGTTAGTCCCCAGCGAGTTGTTTCTGCTACTGCGGCAGTAGGAATAACAACAGGGATAGCCCCGCCAACTTGAGCTTTCATTGAGGAAATACAGCTAATCTCTGGCCAGTGTGTCGGGTATGCCCAAACACCAGAAGAAAGTATCTGTTTTGCCAATTCAATATGCCCAACCCTGCCGTGATGATATACTCCTTCTTGAGAAAACAGATTTTCCAAATACTCTTTATAAACCTTAAATGTCTTTTTATCCAAAATCTTTTTCATTGTCTGCCAACCATAAAATATATGGAGTTCAGCCTCTGGTTCAGCTAACTTGATAGTAGTCCAAGTTTCCAATAGCTCTTTTAAGCCCCTATCATAGGAAGACATATAAATAATTTTTTTGGGGTTTCTTTTAACTTTCTGGTTAAATTGGGATATATCAACCCCATTCTGGGTTATAAACATCTTTTCATTGGGGATATTGGGATAGAGGCTACGATGATAAAGAGAGAGAACCATAATCTTATCAACCAGATAAACAACAGGTAATATCTCCGCCTCTGGGGTTGTGTCGTGAAGCCAGATATATTGCTTTTTGGCTCTCGCTGATTTTATTAAATCAATATATTTATCTCCGCCACGCCAAAAAATCAAAATATCACACTTATCATTCTTGTATTTCTTGTAATCACGATACTCAACCCCATCATAACTACCGCAATCTTTATCGCAACGATTATACACCACAACCTCATTGCCAAGAGAGGATAGGTTTTTAGCCATCTGGATAGTGGCTTCCTCTGAACCACCTATACCAGTAGCCACAGATTTTGGCGACCAGCTTTCAATTGATTTGCCAATATAAAAAATAATCTTCATTTGTAGGGCTGGGTTATTTTCTCATTACCTTTTATGGTGTGTTGCGTTTTGTATTTATGAGACGAGAGAACCAAAACAAACCTTTCTATGCGTAGATGTTTGGCAACCATTCCTTTAACTTGGGCAATCTTCATTTTGTTTTTCCTTGCTTGTAAAAAGAAATAGACATCTTCACCGCCACCAGAAGGATTAGGAAATTCTCCTGTAAAGGAAACTTTACCTTTTTTGTCCCTAACAAAACTCTTTGACATTTCCTTGAACCAGGGCTTCTCCATTTTTTCAAAAACCTCTCTTTTAACCAAAGTGCAACCAAGACCAGCCCAAACAACTGGCTTTCCCTCCCAATCTTCGCCAGGAAGCCAATTGTCATAACAGGCAGTTCCCATATTTGCCCACTTGCCCTTGTGGTGGTGCATTGGGTAATCAATGAAGGCTATATCAGCGTCAAGTTTAAGCATTTCCTCCAATCCACCATCTGGGATAACCACATCATCATCAACCAAGAGAAAGTGGGTAAAATAAGCTGGGTGCTTTAAGGCATCTTCCACCAAAGCATTGCGACAATCAGGAATAGGCAAATCTTTAGTGGTAAGAATAACAGGATATTGGTTGCATCTGGCATTCTCAACTAAAATTGAATTAAGCGTTTCGGTAAAAATTAAACCCCTTGTAGGAACAAGAGTGCCAATTCTAATTTCTTTTTTTTGTTTAGGCATATCTTAATATCTCAATTATCTCATCAGCGTGAAGAAGCAACCTGACTTTTTTATTATCCAAATCTTCTTCCTTTAAATCAATATCAAAGACAAATATCCTGTTTTTAAACCTCTCCTCACCTATCTGTTTCCCCGTATAAATCCTACATCTGCGATGGTGGTTATAGTCCCAAATGGGTGAGGTTCTGTTTTTAAATAAGTATTCTTGGTCAAATTTAAATTTTGGTTTCATATATTTACGAGCCATATCTTTACAATGCCAAAGCCTCCCCCATTTGTCAAGGGGAGGCTTCAGCCAGTATCAGCAGTATCAAGACTATGTCTGTCCGTATCTGATATCCACAGCAAAGGTGTCTCTGTATTCGGCTACGCCGTAGAGAACATCGGCAATCAAGACAGTAGCCAATCTCTTGGCTTCGTAATCTGTCTGAACCCGAATGCTTCTCTGCATAGCCAGAACGAACGCCTCTCTGTGGAACATCATTGAGTGAACAAGGCTGGTAACAGCAGGAACTTGCTCGGTGAAGTGGACACGGACACCATAGATTGTTCCTATCTTGCCACCAACAAGCGGATTTTCTGAACCACCGCTACCAATAGCGTCATAGCGGACAAAGTCGTCCATCTCAAACAAGTCTTGATGACCATAGCTCTCAACCACCCAATGCAAGTCATCAAGTGGAGCTCCAGCTGCCTCAAGTTTTTGGATAGCACCAGTAATGAAGGTTTTAGCTAAACCAACATTATTTGTGGTAGCACCAACAGTTTGAGACAAGCCAGAGTAAAGAGCCATTAAGTCATCATCAACCAACTTACCGATAGCATAACCAAGCTTCTGCGTATACTCCTTGAGGAGGTTAGCTTGAGCTTGGACTGAGGCGATATCCTCAATATCAACACGAGCAACGCCGTGTTTGTCTATTGAGATATCGGTTGTGCTTTCGGTAGTGGCTGATTGCGGAGCTTCAGTGTTGGCTTGTTTGTAGGTGGCGGTGATGTTTGACAGATTAGGAACATGGATTGTGTCCCCTTTCTGCTTCACATCAGCGTCAAACCTCTTCACCAACTTCGCCATCACCAACTTGTTCTCAACAGCTCGCTTGATTTCATTACTCCATATTTCAGGAATAAAAGCACCAGCAACACCAACGGTGATGTTAGTATCAGCCATATTGCCCGAATTAGTTTATAAACTAACTGGGGAATAGGACTACTCTAATACGCCTCCACCTTGCTGTAGGCTTCGGAGAATTTCGTCACGGTGTTTCTCATACTCCTCTGGAGAAAGAGAAGCAATTGCCTCTCTTGTCCAGCCACCGCCTGCTTTCTTCCCCTTGCCTGACGGGGTGGAAGCACCAGCTGATTTCTCAGCCACGCTGGCAAGAGCTTCCTTTTTCCCCTCTTCCTTGCCGATTTTCGTCATTTGGTCTTGAAGCTCTTTTGCTACTTCCGCAATGGTTTTTGTTCTGCCTGACGCATTCCAAGCACCGATAACTGCTGCGGCAAGGCGGTCGTTGCTTTTCAGTTCGGGAAACTTCTCTTCAGCTTCCCTAATCTGAATAGCTACTTCCGCTTCTTGACGAGCAATTGCGGCAACTTTGGAAGGGTCAACAGCAGCTTCTTCAGGAGGGAAAGCTCCCTCAGGCTGGTAGCCTTGAGCTTCTGGGAAAGGAGACGGGATTTCTCCCTTAGCAACACTTTCCCAATACTTTTTTTCCTCAACCAACTGACGAATTCGACGAGCGGCACGACTTTCTCCTTTCGGAGAAGTGCCTGTGTCTTCTGCCTCTGCTTCAGTGTCTTCGGCTTTAGACACATCAGCTTCAGCAGTGGGCTCTTCTTCACTTGCCGAAGGTGATGAGGTGTCCCCTACCTCTTCATCTTTTACGGCTTCGTTCTTGATTTCTTCATCTGGCATACAGCCTCCTTACTACGCTTTTTAGGAGTTTGCGATTCTCCCGCAGTTTTACGAGTTGCGAGCTCGTTAGTTTTTTAATCCAGCCTGAATAGGCTGATGGAGACAACAAAAAGATGGGCGCTACTCATTGCCCATCTTTAATGCTTAATTCTAATTTTGTTGTCCCCAACAGACTATTCTAACTATCCTATAACACAGATAACAAACTTTGTCAAGTTTTTCAAGCTATTTCTTCTTTTTTCTCCTCGTCCTTCTTCTTTTTCGCACCTTTCTCCAATAAACCTTGCCAGCTACACGCTTTCCAGCCGCTTTTGAACCATACCTTTTGGCTGCTTTCCTGGCAATTCTGGAAAAACCACCAGTTTTGTAAGTTCTTCCCAATCTTCTAACTGCGGCTCTACCTCTTTTTCCTTTTGGTTTTAGCCTTCTTGCTCTTTTTCTTGGCATAAGATTTTTTTAGTTTCCCTCTTTCTCTCTTTGACCTTGCTCCAAAGATATTGTCATACTTACCGCTGTTAAGCATAGCGTGATAAATCTGGGTGGCTTTGTCTGTGCCATAGGTTTTTACCAAAGAGGCATAAAGTTCTTTTTCTTTTTTAGTGTAAGGCATTAACTCTCATTTAGTTTGCGTAATGTATCCAGTTTTGCTTTAGCACCTTTGCCCTGTTTTATCACAACCTCAACTACATCTAAAATTCTCTTCATTGCTCTGGCAATAGCCACTTTCTCCTGATAAACCTTAATACTTTTGAAACCAGGGTCTATTGCTGCCTTTGCTATCATATCAATCTCTTTTTCTAAAATCTTTTTCAACAACTTCCAACCCTCTGTCTGTGCCATCTCGTTAATCAAGCTGGCTTGTTTTTGGGTAGATAACAACTTCTTTTCAAACTCATCAAGATTGTAATTGGGGTGATAAATAATTTCATCTTCTTTCATATTTTGTTTAGTTTATTAACCCAATTCTTCTGGTCTTATCAATGGCGGAACTCCGCCAAGTTCAGCTGTTGTTGGCACTCGAACTTCAGTTATTGGTTCTCGTGTTGGAGGCTGGGCTGTTGTTCCTGACATATCAAGCTCCTCGCCACCCTGCATAGGTGGTTGCTCCCCCATCTCGTTTATAACATTCTCTACATTCCTAAAACCAAACTTCTCGGCAATTCTCTTGGCAACTTCCTCTTTCTTCCAGAGCGGGTCGTCCTTTATAAGCATATAGAAATTAACCAGCTCTTCCTTTGTAACATCGTGTGGGTCAGGAGCTGTTGAGCCAGCCTCTGGAACAACATCATATTCACCCACAATATCTTGGGGGGTAACAGAGGTATAAACAACTCCATCTTCACCAAAAATCCTAATCTCTTTCTCGTCAGTAAGATATTGTTGATAAAGAGAAAGAACCAAATAACCAAGCCTTTTAAGAGTTATTTTCTCAAAAAGCTGTATCTTGTGCTGGAAACGAAAGTTTGCTTGAGCAGTCTTTATCTGGACTTCTCCAAGAGTTTCATCTGTGGGGGTTTTCATTCCCCGAATATAGTCAGTAATACCAAGTATTTCCTGTATCTGCTGCCTCCAGAAACCAAGCTCTTCAAAAGCCCTACCAGTTACATTGGGAAACTCTATTGGTTCAACATCAGCCAAATCATTAACATGGATAATCTGCCCCTGCATTGGCACAAGTTCAGCGTCATCAACCGTTGGCTTTGCCTTCCACATCAAATTCAAAATCATATTCACATTGTCAATACGCTGATTAGTAACCGTGTTAATAACCGCCTGTATCTTTTCAATCGGTTCAATTTCACCCCTACCCCAGAACTCACCAGGAACAACACTATCAATCATCATCACAAAGGGATAATCATCGTGCCAATAAGGAAATGGGTATTGACGCAATAAAATATCATAGTCTTTGGCTATAAGAGTAACCGTCTTGGTTTGCCTATCCCACATTTCAAGCAACTCAACCTCATCAACGGTGTCATCTTTTATGGTGGTATCAATTCCTAAAGTTTTTCTCTTATCTACTTCTTGTTGGGAGCGGTCAACAGAACCTTTAACTTTTGCTTTTAAAGCCCTTAAATTAACATAAGGGACAATGGTCTCTGCCACCTCCTCCATTCCAGCTTCTTTCAACTGCTTGATGTTTCTCTCCATATCTGCCTGCTGTTTCTCCAGTTCAGATATGGTTGTGTAAATCCTATGGATAATCCAACGGCAGTCATCTAAAGATGTTGCTTGGGGGTCAACAAAAATATCGTAGATGTTAATATATTCAAAATCTGGGTCATCATATGTAACCACAACATCTTCCTTTACTTTTCCTTCTTCGTCCCTAAACTTCTTTTTGGTGGTCTCAAACTTCCAAGTAATCTTGCCAAACGAAGTGCCATAGATTAAAGCCGCCTTAACCATTTGAACCAGTGTCTCAAAGGCATCAGACTTGTTATACCAATAAGAGAAAAGCTGGGAAGACTTCTTTGCTTTTACAACATCATCGCTACCAACGGGAATATAGTTAATAGTCGGGTTTCTGTTAAGCATTCTCGGCACAAGCGTCTCTACTGCTGACCAAGCAGTGGGAACAAAAACCTTACTTCCATTAGGAAGAGTGATGTTAGAGGAAAAAGTAGCATTAAAAATATCATCAAACCTCCTAAACCTATTAAATAGAGTTCTTTGTGATTGCTGGGCTATATCAAATCTTGAAAGAGTTTTTTTAACATCTGCTTTAGTAGGCATTATATCTATTAAGTTCAGAATAGATTAGGCTCTTTAAGCTCTTAATCGTCTGGAAATAATCAAATGGTTCTACTTTTAATTCTCTGTTGTAGAATTTCTGGGAAACCTCTTCAGCCTTTTTGGCTGGAGAAAAATAGAAAATCAACTTCTTTTCAGTTTCTTGTGATGTTCCTTCAAATTTAATTCCTTTCGTCATTCTTAATACCGCTACCAGCGGTAAATCGCTTGATGAAAATAGTTTTTCTTGCTTTGCCATATTAAATTGCTATTTTACCATACCCTGTTATAGGGTCTCCGCCCACTAATATGCGTCGTTTTCTCCTCTTTGTCAAGTGTGGCACATCATAATCATAAATAAAATCACCTAAAGCGTCCATAGCGTGGTCAAAAGCCTTAACAGGAAGCTCACTTGGATTGCGTTCTGATGTTCTTGCCGAAGGATAAGAATAGTTCTCAAACTCAAATATGGTGTTGTGGCAATTGTCAGTCACATATAAGCGTGGCTTGCCAGTTATTGGACTTGGTTTTAATCTCTCAATTACTTTCTTTATCTTGGCTTTCACATAGTTTTCCCTATCATCACCCTTCTTTGATACCCCCCTACAATAAATGCCATACTGCTCCAGCTCTTTAATCTGTTGAGCCGCCGCACTATCAGCTGTTCTTCCCCTTATCTCAAGCGTATATTCCTTCTGTTTTATCCTCTCTGCCAATTCTTTAATAGTCAAACCAGCCTCATAAACCTCATCAAAAATAACCATTGTATCATCTGGCTTAATAGCTATCCATAAAACAGCGGTAGGATTTACCTGACCAAAATCAATAGCTGTATAAATAGTCCATTCTGGGGGTATTGTCTTGAGTGGCTTGATAACATGCGTATCCCTATCAAACTCTTTATAAACAGCCCCAGCTAAACGCCTAAATTCCGCTAAAAACTCTTGGGCAAAAGTATCCTCGTCCATCTGTGCCCTTGCTTCCTCAATTTCACTCTTGGGAATATACGGATTGTCGTAGGTAGTGAAATGAAACTTCTCAAACTTATTTGGGTTAGCCTTCTGCCACAACTCATAAAAATGGTTATATCCTTTAGGCGTGGAAATAAACCAAGCCCAACCCTTACTATCAACAAGCATTGGTCTAACAATCTCAAACCAAATATGGGGCTTAATATAGGAATACTCGTCCATTATCACCCCGCTTAAACCAACACCACGCAAAGAGTGCTCTTTATCAGAACCCTTTAAGGCAATGTTTGAACCATTAGCCAAATCAACCTCTAAATCAACATGTCTTACTTTTTTAACAATTCCTGGTATTTTCTCCAAAATCCCCAAAAGCGTCTTCCAAGCAACGCTTTTAGCCTGCCTGTAAGTAGGATAAATAATCCAGTAATCACCAGGTTTTCTCAAAGAAGCAATTACAATCTCATTTAAGGCAAGTAAAGTTTTTCCAAAGCGCCTCCCACACCTGATAATCTTGTATCTTTTGGGAGACTCAACAATCAACTTTTGGGCTGGGTGCGGAGTGTATAGTTTTATCGTCCTCTGCGAACCAAAGGGCATAATGTTATTTTAACTTCTCTATCTTTATTTTCTCCTTTTTGTTATTAACGGCAAGGGTAGGCAACTTGCCAACATACTTCTTGCTTCCACCCTCTCTAACCTCTATTTTTTCCTGAACAATATTCGCTGTCTTTCTCTTATCATCTTTGCCATACTCTCCCCTTGTAACCACAATGGTAGTTCCACCATATTTGCGACTAAGCTCTGACGAGCCTATTTCCACCTTAATCCCCAAGCGGTCTAATATCTCAATTGCCGCCTTAATCCTGATATTCTCATTTAAAGAGTCCAAAAGTTCAACAAGCGTTTGAGCCGCTTTGGTAGAGCCACTCCTTAAAACCTCTAAAGCACCATTTCTAATCCTATTAAGCTCTGCCGCCTGAAACTCTTTATAAGCCTTGTGTAGTTTCCCTCCTTTTCTAAACCAAACCTTAATAGTAATCTGGCTCTTGCCAACAGCTTCAGCAATCTGCTTATAAGTAGCCCCTTTAAACTTCATTTCCAAAGCCTTGTAATGCTCTGGAGTGAGACCATGAAACTTGCTGTGTAGCTTCCCTTTTACCATTGTTTATATTACTCCACAATAATTAGAAAATGTCAAGAAAAACCCCCGCCAAAAGACGGGGGAGAGGGGAAGATGCTCTTGGTGATGCTATACAAGACTTCTCCTCGATTATTACTATAACACATAATGAAAACAATGTCAAGAAATTTTACACTTGACAAAAAAACAACAGGGGTGTAGAGTAAAAAAAATGAAGAAAGATGAAGAAGAACTCGCTCAATTACTCGCCTTTGCTGGACTTGATTTCCTTGTCAGTTTAGTGGGAGAAATAGAAGAAATAGACGTAGATAAAGACTACTCACTAAAAGAAGCTGGCAAGCTGGAGTCCAGACTTTTAAAACTTCTAAACTCAGAAATTAAAGTCCTAAAGAGGGGAAAGAAAAATGTTATTGTCCAATTTAGAACAAGAAAAACTAAACAACAACTATGGCAGCTGTAGCTCTTGGTGATGCTATACAAGATTTTTTTGATAAAAGAGGGTTTTCTCCAATTCCAGCCCAAACAAGTAAGCCCAGACTTAATAGTAATGAGCCAGCTATTCCTTATCCTTCCAGAAAAATAAAGCGAACTATAAAGAGAATAAGGAAGAAGCACAACCTAAACTGGACAGATGTCTTCCTGCTCTATGTATTAGCCCTAATGGAACGCCGCTATGGTTCAATGAGGGTCTTCCCCTCACAAACATGGCTGGCAAAGATAGTAAAAATCTCCCGCAGGCAAGTAATCAGGATAATCAAGAAACTAAGAAAACTGGGGCTAATTATCATAAAAGGTGTCTCAAAGTTCAGAACTCTGCTCTACAGCCTCTCAATCTTCATCTTCCAAAAGCAAATGGTAAGGGCAAACAAGCAACAAGAAAAATTTTTTTCAAACAAAAATGTCACACATATACGTAGTAATATAAATATTACTACTAATAATAAAAAAGGAGGGGTATTTATTAAGAAAAAAATAAAAAAATCTACTAAGGAGGGGATTGAAGA